CACCACTACCGCGCAGTCGCCAACGACCCGTCCGTCCTCGACGATCGCCGCGACCGGAAAGTTCGTCGACCGCCAGGCGGACAGCCAGTACCTGGCGTCCAATCTGATGGGTAAGTCGGTCCAGAACTCGGCCGCCCCGCGAGGGGGCTCTCGGCGCAGTGCAACATCCTCCATCCTATGACGGTTGGATACCGTTGTTGGTGGAGATGAGGAGGAATTAACCTCCTCTGGACCGAAAGGAGCTCTGAGGCCTTGAAGGTAGCGACTTGAGAGTCCGAAAGCGTGCTCTGCCCTTCTCAGGGCCGAGTACTGCTTGGCAGATTCTCACAAAGGTGAAGTCGACAGGAGCTACTGGAGTCAATGACTTCGGTAGCAACCCACCGTATGCACCAAGTTATCTTCAAGGGACGCAGGTGACTGCGTCCGAAAACCACCCCGGCTGGCGAAAGCCAGCTGGGGATGTTGGTGGTCCCTTTTCCTCCACTAAGCAGTACGCTACCCTTCGGGGTGGCGATGCTGCGATAGAGGGGATTGTGGACTTTGGGCCTTCCTACTCGACAATGCAGATCACGAAGTATCATGGTCTGTGTTTGCCGACTGGAGCTGCTCTATCCTTTCCCCCGTCCGCGGCGGGTGCAGATTCTGCACTCAACGTGGTTGGGGCGAAGGCAATTGAGCAGTGCAAGCCCACCAACATTTTCGTCGACTTGTCATCTTCCCTGGCTGAACTCCTCCATGAGGGCGTCCCTAGAACGGACGTTTCCAAGTGGAAGGATACAGTTGACGCGGCACGTAAAGTGTCGGGCAACTTTTTAGCTGAGGAATTTGGCATTCGGCCTATCGTGAGCGATATGCAACAAGTCGCTCTCGCCCATTATCGTGTTAATGCTGCTATCCAGCAGTATATACGCGATTCTGGTAAGGTCGTTCGTCGACGTTATGATTTTCAGCCTCAGGTGAAGGAAGACGTGACCACCTTTGCTTCCCCGGCGAGACCATTCTGCCGGTTGAGCACTCAGGCGATTACGGACTTCTTTACACCCGCGGGCTTGGTTCTCAAAACTCGTAAAACGAGTATACGTCGCTGGTTTTCAGGTGCGTTTACCTATCATCTCCCCTTGGATGACTCCTTGAAGGAGATGTCGGCGAACGCCCTGCGATCCAAAGGTCTAGTCGACCTGCAGATCACGCCAGAGACGCTTTGGAACCTTGCTCCGTGGAGCTGGGCCGTGGACTGGCTAGTTCCCGTGGATACTTATATAAGTAATCTACAGGACTGGTCGTCCGATGGTCTGGTTATGAGGTATGGGTACCTAATGGAGCATTCCATATGCTCCGATACCTACACCTACATTGGGAGAAATTCCCAATCGGTCGGAGAGCTTACTTTGACTTCCGAGTCGAAGAAGCGAATCCGAGCGAACCCCTTTGGTTTTGGACTCAGTTGGGAGGCTTTGTCACCTCGCCGGCTGGCCATTCTGACTGCTCTGGGTATTAACCGGAGTTAGTCAGAGGTGTTGACACTTCGTCAAACGCCAAAAGGGGCTCCAGACCGGAGCCCTAGGAGTGATGCCTATGGCACTAGCCGACCCCCAAACCATCACAATCTCCGGGACGACGATTCCCTTGCCGCGCGTGAGCACGGATAAGGATGAGTCGTCATACCGGAGTGCGGATGGCCTGGTTGCGCTGACAGTCTCGCATTCCTACGGGAAGCGAGGCCGCAGCGTGATCCGGGTCGACCATGCGAAGTTGGCGCCGGATGCGTTCCGCCCTGCGGAGAATGTTCGAGTCGGTGCGAGTGTTTACACCGTCTTTGACTTCCCCGTTCAGGGAGGGTACACGGATCCGGAGCTTCTCGCGATCTGGACGGGTTTCAACGCCCAACTGACCGCGACTTCGAATGCGGTCGTCACCAAAGTTCTTGGTGGCGAGTCGTAGTGGCGAGCTCGCATCACCTGCTACCGACAAGGTGGGCCCGAGAGGGCCTACCAAGTTGGAGCGGGTGGTGCGTGCTGTTCGTCCGGGAGGAGATGATGGGGCCGAAGTTTCAGTCCATTTGAAGGTCGGGTATCGTACCGTCCTTCTGGTGGCTGTTGTCTTTGACCTCATCAGTACTTCCTCTCGGGAATTAGTTGTCCCTTTGCTCGAGAAGATCGGGCTTTAGGGACCTAGTTCGCCGTAAGGCACGAACGTGTCTGTATAGACACTGCTCCATGGTGCCTAGCACTGTACGTCAACCAACACGGGAACCTTCCCGTAGAAAGGAGACGTCCTGATGGACGCCTTCAATCCGCGGGGGGTAATCCCCCGCAAAACCCGCGAACTGAACCTGCTCGTGAGGTCGGCTAACGCCCACCTTATCGAAACAGGTAAGGAACTCGGGATGCGGTTCATGATCCTTCCGAACTCCGAGGACTGCGTCTATGACGTGGTCCTGGACTCGGTTGTGGATCGCGGAGTGGTGGAAGACGTACTCCCGGACTACCTGCGAGAGCGGGTACTCTGGAGTGCGTAGGCTTTAGTGACGTAGGCTATGGATCCTGAACCTTCGATAGAGGAGGTAACCTCTGCAAAGAGGACAGGTGAAAAGCCTGATGTCACTCTGGTCCATGATGGCCGAGGAATCGGCCATCAGATGCTGCACGAGCGCCACTCGAGACATTAATACCGTCTCGAGGCGGTCGCAACATGAGGGGTTATCGTTTTTGACGATAACCCTACCTGATTTTGGAAAGGCCATCCAAAAATGGCTTGACCAAGGTCAGGTGGGCAACCACACCGCGTTTAAGTTACAACGCGGTGCAAGGCTCCCCCGATTTCTCGGAGGTTTCTTGGCCCGTGTGTTCGACCGGAGTAGTGGGCTGTTGTTGGACGATCCCGATGTGGACGCTATCTTAGCCTTGCGTCAGCTGACGCTGATGTTTGGCAAGATTGAGCTTCCTTGCAGCGATGCGAGGAATGCTCAAGCCCGTCGGAATTATGTCCAATGTGAGAAGGATGTTCGACGCTTCGACAAAGAGCTTTCGGATAGTGATATCCGAGAGTTCCGCTCAATGTCGACGATGATCTTCGGACCTTTGTTCGAGAGAATGAACCGCGAGGTTTATTTCAATCGACTGGTTCCGAAGCATGGTCCAGGGTCAACTGCGGACCACATTCTGGGAAACCAGAAGTGGAACCAACGTACCTGGACCCGCCGGCTCCAGCAGGGTTTCATTCCTGCTCAGAGCTACCTCATTCCGAATTGGCGTTCTTCGCCCGTTCTAGATGAGGTGACCATCCTCGAACCCGGTGAAGAGGAACCTGTCAAGGTAACTCTTGTTCCTAAGACGCTCAAGACACCGCGTGTGATTGCCATGGAGCCAACCTGTATGCAGTTTGCACAACAGGCTCTGCTTCACAGCTTCATGCGGAACTTCGAGAGAGATGACCTCCTCAAGAAGTTGGTCGGTTTTTCTGACCAGGTTCCTAACCAGGAACTTGCTCGGAAAGGTTCGGTTGACAACCGCACCGCAACGCTAGATCTTAGCGATGCTTCCGATCGTGTCTCGAATCAGCTCGTCAGGGCGATGATGTCACAGTGGCCGTTTTTAGCAGCGGCCATTGATGCATCTCGTTCCCGCCGGGCTGTCGTAGATGGGGAGACGATCCGTCTCTCCAAATACGCGTCTATGGGTTCAGGGCTCTGTTTCCCTATAGAGGCAGTGGTTTTCACAACACTGATCTTTCTTGGGATTCAGAAGTCCCTCAATCGCCCACTTTCCCGACGAGATATCAAACGTTTCGTCGGGTCGGTGCGTGTCTACGGGGACGACTTGATTGTTCCCGTGGACCATGTGCATACCGTCGTGCAGACCCTATCGCATTTCGGTGCGGTAGTTGGCCTGGACAAGTCCTTCTGGACCGGAAGGTTCAGGGAGTCTTGTGGCCGGGAGTACTATAACGGAACGGACGTTAGTATTGTCCGTGTCCGCGACGTATTTCCGACACGACGGCAGGACGCGACCGAGGTAATCTCGATGGTGTCCCTTCGGAACCAACTCTACATGAGTGGTTACTGGAGGACCTGTCGAGAGTTGGACAAGCAGATCGAAGGGTTGATTCGTTTCTTCCCTCCGGTTCTTGCCAACTCCTCGGTGCTGGGGAGGATATCGTCGTTCGGGTATTTCACCGAGCGATGGCATCCTGACTATCAAAGTCCCCTTGTCAGGGGCTTTGTTGTGTCTGCCCGTAGCCCTATCGATGTTCTCGATGGGCCGGGCGCCCTGCTTAAGTGCTTACTCAAGCTGGGCGATCCGACCAAAAACGACGGGTTTAGTCACCCGCCGCACTGGTTGTCGCCAGGTGCATCTGTAGGTGGCCCTTTTGGGGTCACCCACGATGCCACTTTGTGGGCTAGCCTCCCGCAGAGTGATGATGAGCACTTAGAGCGTACTGGACGCCCTCAGCGCGTCAGCATCAAGCTGAGGTGGAGCTCGCCGGTTTAGACTGGCGGGACCAGGCCATTTATGGCCGGTGGGAGAGACCAATTCCAGACGTGAATTCCACGTACTGGAGGTCTCTTAGGGAGGTATTTACAACTCCCGGGAGATTCACTTGGCAGTGCATCTCCCAC